GGTTCAATATCAACAACAGAACAACCTTCGGGATTAATAGTATACTATAATATGAACTCAAATTATCAAACTGCTTCACCCAAATCTTTTGGACCTGTATGGCCTACTTCAAATGGAGAATTTTACATAAGTGGTTCTTCAGATTTTGGTTCAGGTACTAATACTGTAAGCGGATAAAAGTAAAATATTATGAAATATTATTATATGATATCAATGGATGAGTTTTGGAAATTAGACCCATCTTTAATAAGCATAATTTCTCAAAGATGGACAAGAGCTTCTATATTAATTGAAATATCAAAAGAACTTTCTGTTTATGATGAACAATTTGATAGTATAGATGAAATGTGTACTTTTTCAGTTCAAAATGGTTTCTGGGAATTATATAATACAGGAACACCTTTTGAACTTTATATCCCAGAAACAGATGATCCTATTTTACGAGGAGAAGTTGGTCCCTAATAATATTTTTATTATATTAATACCTTAACATAAACTATTAATATTTATAAACATGGAAAAAGAAAACAAAACTCAAGTTTTAACAAAAGAAGAATTAGAAAATTTATCTTCATTCCAACAACAACAAAATGATTTAATCTATGGATTAGGTCAAATAGAATACCAATTGAATTATTTTAGTAAACAAAAAGATTTAATACACAAACAATTAGAAGCTTTAGAAACTAAACAAACTGAAACTGCCCAAGAAATAGAAAAAAAATATGGGCAAGGAACAATAAATTTAGAAAGCGGCGAATTTATTAAAAATTAACTGCATTTTTAAGAGCTTCTGTAATATTTATAAACAAAATTAATTTATTAAAAAATGGCAGAAGTACTTTTATCCCCAGGCGTATTAGCTAGAGAAAATGATGATACCTTTATCTCGGCACAACCCCTTCAAGCAGGAGCAGCTATAGTAGGTCCTACAGTAAAAGGACCAGTTGGAATTCCAACTTTAGTTTCATCCTATTCAGATTATCAAAATAAATTTGGTGCTAAAGTAGAAAGTGGTAGTGCGGAATACACATACTTTACTTCAATCTCAGCATATAATTATTTCCAACAAGGAGGAGATTCATTATTAGTAACTAGAGTAGTATCAGGTTCTTATACTTCTGCAACTAGTACAGTAATTGGAAATGCTGTAGAAAGTGGAGTATTAGGAACTTTAGATGGTGTTACTAAAAGTGCATTTAATGCAACTGGAAGTGCGGGTGGTAGTGTAAGTGCTGCTAAATCATCTAATCTAAATGTTACAGCTTCATTTGTAGTAGCTAATTCTGAAAGTATATCTTCAATTACTTTAGATGCTGCAGTAGGAACATTTGCTATAGGAGATACTATATCATTTACTTCACAATCTTTAGGGGCAACAAAGGGAGATGGTACAGATTTAACACTTACTTTAGTAGCTAGTAATATAGTAAATGAAAATGCTTTTACATTAGAAACTTTAAGTGAAGGTGTTATTACTAATAGTGGAACAGCTACGGGGGCAAATGGAACTTTAACTAATGGTACTAAGGACAATTTAAGATGGGAAATAACCAACCCAGATACTGCTACAGGTACTTTTAGTTTATTAATTAGAAGAGGTGATGACACAACAACTTCCAGAACAATATTAGAAACTTGGGCAAATTTATCATTAGACCCAAATTCATCAAATTATATTGAAAAGGCAATTGGAAATTCAAAACAAACAGTAGATAATGATAATGGAGAATATTACATAAAAAATGAAGGAACTTTTAATACTTTAAGCAGATATGTAAGAGTAAAATCAGTATCAACTCCTACATTAAATTATTTTGATAATAACGGAACTGCAAAACCAGCTTATGCATCAAAAATCCCATTAGCTTCATCCGGTTCTTTTACAGGGGCTGTAGGTACTGCATTTGTAGGTAGAAAAGCTAATTTTTATGAAAATATAGATGGCACTGATACCCAAGGATTGAAATCTGATAATTATACAATTTCTTTAAATTTATTATCAAATAGAGATCTTTTTAGTTATAACTTAATAACAGCACCAGGTTTAACAAAACAAAGTCATTCCTCACCGTTAACCACAATGGTAAATAATTCTCAATTTAGAGGGGATAATTTATCTATAATAGATTTAAGAGATTATAGTTCAGGGTTAAATTCAGTTACTGCAGGAGCTTCGGCTGTTGATTCATCATATGCAGCTACATATTGGCCTTGGTTACAAACAATTGATCCTGATTTAGGAAATCAAGTTTGGGTACCAGCTTCAACAATGATGCCAGGTGTTTTTGCTTTTAATGATGGAGCAGGAGAAGCATGGTTTGCACCCGCAGGTTTAAATAGAGGAGGTTTATCTTCAGTACTAAGAGCTGAAAGAGCTTTAACTAATGGAAATAGAGATTCTTTATATCAAGCAGGAGTTAATCCAATAGCTACATTCCCTAACACCGGAGTAGTAGTATTTGGTCAGAAAACATTACAGAAAAAAGCTAGTGCTTTAGATAGAGTAAATGTTAGAAGATTATTAATTGCTCTTAAAAATTATATTTCACAAATAGGAGATAACTTGGTATTTGAACAAAATACTATAGCTACAAGAAATAATTTTTTAAGTCAAGTAAATCCATACTTAGAAAGTGTACAACAAAGACAAGGATTATTTGCCTTTAAAGTAATAATGGATGATAGCAATAACACACCAGATGTTATAGATAGAAACCAACTAATAGGTCAAATATACATTCAACCAACCAGAACAGCTGAATTTATATATTTAGATTTCAATTTACAACCAACTGGAGCTACTTTCCCAGCATAAAAATTAAAGAATTAGATATTTATAACAAGAAATAAATTAGAACAACATGCCAGTAATAGATCCAAACGAAATATTTTTTACCGCCTTTGAGCCAAAACAAGCTAATAGAATTATCCTTTATATGGATGGTATACCAAGCTTTATAGTAAAAGGGGTAAGTGCGGTTTCATTAACCCAAGGAGAAGTAATATTAAACCATATAAATGTTCAAAGAAAAGTTAAAGGAAAAACTGTATGGAATGATATCACAATGACTTTATTTGATCCAATAACTCCATCAGGTGCTCAAGCAGTAATGGAGTGGGTAAGACTACATCATGAATCAGTTACAGGTAGAGATGGTTATTCTGATTTCTATAAAAAAGATTTAAGATTAGATGTATTAGGACCAGTAGGTGATATAGTTTCAGAATGGATTTTAAAAGGAGCTTTTGTTAAAGAAGCTACATTTGGAGATTATAACTGGGATACAGAAAATGAAGCAAAACAAATTGAAATAACATTAGCAGTAGATTATTGTGTATTAAATTTCTAAATTCATTTAAACATTTTATTAGAGGAGCTTGGCTATGTCAAGCTCCTTTTTTATATTGATATTTATAATAAATTAAAGTTATTAACAAATAAAAGACTATGGCTGAATTCAAATTACCTACTGAAGAAGTAGAGTTACCTTCAAAAGGCAAATTATATTCAAAAGACAATCCTTTATCAAGCGGTAAAGTAGAGATGAAATATATGACTGCAAAAGAAGAAGATATTTTAACTAACCAAAATTATATTTCAAAAGGAGTAGTAATTGATAAATTATTACAATCTTTAATAATCAATAAAGATATTAATTACAATGATTTATTAATAGGAGATAAAAATGCTTTAATGGTAGCTGCTCGTATTTTATCATATGGTAAAGACTATGAATTTACTTGGGACGGACAACAACAAATAGTTGATTTATCTATATTACAAAATAAAGAATTAAATGAAGATTTATACAAATCAGGAGAAAACAATTTTCCATTTACTCTACCCCATACAGAAAATCAAGTAACATTTAAGTTATTAACTCATGGTGATGATAAAAAAATAGATGCTGAAATAAAAGGTTTAAAAAAGATAGATAAGCAAGGTGCTCATGATGTAACTACTAGATTATCTCATATGATTACTTCAATTAATGGTAATGAAGAAAAAAAAGACATTAGAGAATTTGTTAAAGGATATTTACTAGCTAAAGATGCTAGAGAATTAAGAAACTATTACACCCAAATATCACCTGATGTAGACATGAAAGTCTACTTAGATAATTCAGGTGGAGGAGAGGAGGTAGTAGACCTTCCTATAGGTCTTAACTTTTTTTGGCCTGACGCCTGATTATAGGACATTATTATTTGAAGCAATACATGATATAGTCTTCCATGGTAAAGGAGGATTTGATTGGCATACAGTATATAATATGCCTATATGGTTAAG